TGATACCGTAGGTTTCAATGAAGTACTTGTCATTAAACTGCACACCCAGATCCTTAAGCTTCAAGTCCCGCTCGACCACTTTGACATTGAGGTCCTGTTCACCGCCTAGAATGATTGTATGCTTATCAAATCCATTGAGGATACAAAGAGCATCAATCAGTTCCTGAACTGTAGGTGAAATCATGCGTAAGTCAGAATTACGTTTATCCATCCGGACTTCATTGTGTACCTCCCCCAGAGCACGACTACCGCCTCCTTCATTTTCGGAAGTTAAGGTTTGGCCAAGAACAACTTTCTGCACACGTCGGACCATGACCTTATCAAAAGCTTCAAATGCAGAAGCACCTGCACCAGAGAAGTTAGTTCCCACTGTAGTTACTTCATCTTCTGCAGGAATTGATAAGATCGATTGTGCATGAGCATTCAGTAAAGCAGCGGTCATCGCATCAATATCTTGCTGCTTACGATTCTGACCACCCACCTTACCAATTAATAACGGCGAACCAAAACGTTCCAGAAACTTCACCCAAAATTTAGTGGAGCTAGTTTTAAAGTACCAGATCCAATATAGCTTGGTGAGTAATGCTTCCCCATAAGGCTGCTTATAAGATGGTTTACGCCGTGTCAGAAAAAACTTGAGCGGATAAGTTTTAAATACATTTACTTCAGCACTGGACTGGGGCTTACGGAAGATCAGTTCACCATTATTTTTAGGCTCAAACCATTCCAGTGGCTTGACCATAATCTCGGCAAGAGTAAACCGGCTATTCTCATCAATCTTATAGTTAGCTTCCAAAACTGAGTAACCGTAGGGACACGCTTCCCATGCACCCGATACAATTTCAAAATGCCATTTGGTGAAAAGCTCTTTTAAGAAATGAGTTTGTTCACCATGATCTTCTACGAATCGCCACGGCGCATTTAAAACTGCATCAAGCCGGGTTTCCATTGCCTGTGATATTTCATCATCCGTCATTAAGACCGAAAGACGTTGCCGAGAAAGTCCAGCTTGACGCAATACCTCATCCACATCAGCGGCTCGTCCCATAGCAAAAGCAAGATTCTCTACCGCTACACTGGTCATTAAGCCTGCTGATTTTGGCTTTGTCTCTTTCTGTTTGTTTTTGGATTTTGCCATATTAAAAACCTTGTTTAGAATCTGCGTGTACCACCTCCACCTGGTATTAATCGGGCAGGCGGCCTTATGTCACTAAAGCAAATCATGACACCGTCAGCGCGGTTCGGAGACAGTGCACCATCGGGTTGTTTGTTCACTAAAATCTTGCCGGCACCGTTCTTGCTATAGGTAGGCTGTGACAGTTCTCGTTTAAGTTGTTCAAGCTCTTGCTTGTTTATGTCTTTGGTTGACAGTGAAATAAGACTATCGGGGTCATACTGCATTCCCTGCAAGGCTCGATAAGTATTCTGAAACCTAAGACGCAATGACCACCACATCTGGGCTTTAAGATTGGCAAAGAAGTCTACGTTTTTACGTGCCTCAACCATTTCCTGTTCCGGATTGTGTACTGCCCCTGGTCCCCGAAATGGATTAGCTTCGATTTCTGGAATGCCTTTAGCTTTATTCACCTCATTAATGACACGTGCATCACCACGCACACCAGCACCCAGACCATCTGCATCATAGAAAAATATATTCAGCTTTAAATCCAGGCATGCATCTATGGCTTTTTGAGTGGTACCAAAAATGTCATCACCAATACCAGACCAGGTATCTAAGTACTGCAGAACAATACCGTGACGGGCAGCAAATGAGTTTTTATCCTTGCCTTGATCCGCCACATCCAGTGCACCATTACGTTCACCAGAAGGCTGTATACCAAGCTTTATGTGAGCATCAACAGCAGCCTGCACCCATGCAGATGGAATCAATACCCCTTCAACTGAAGCAGCGTAATCAATATCAACTTCTTGGGCCAAAACAATGTCATCCAGTGTGGCCAGTTGTTTTTCATACCACGGGTAAATTAGCTTGCCATTAAATTCGACCTGCCAGTTTTTATCCGGATTATCACGCCAGGCCATGGTGAAAACGGCGTAACGGCCACTGAAACGATCCTGGTGAAACTTATCACCAATACCATTCGGTGTTGAGCCTTTAATATGGACATTGGTGTTTTGTGATATTGCCGCGTCTACTGCTTCCTGACGTTCTACAAACGCCCACTCATCCAAAAAGTACATTGTGGTCCGTCCACCACGGCCAATGTTGTCTCCTGCTTCACCGGTGACCGTTGCGCCGTTGTCTGGATTAATGATCCGCATGTAATTGTCATGCACTTTTTCAATAAAGCCCTTAGGCTTCATCCAGGCTGGCAGCTTGGAATACATATCTCTGAATTTATGAAGCAGTGTTTTTGGGTCACCCTTCTTGTCAACCAGATCCTCTTTTCGACTACCGACACCGCCAGCGAAACCTTCTACAAATAACCACCGGTGCAAGTAAAAACCCAATACAACATAGCTCATACCCTCATCACGGCTTTTTTCAATCAAGCCATGTGTCTGAGTACTTTCACGCTCAATCAGCCAGTCTACAAGTTCAACCTGACCGGGACGCAAAGCAAAAGGAATATTCGCCGGCAGGCCAAAAGGCATACCTCGTGGATCATAAGTCCATACCCAATGGTTGAACCAATGTGCCGGATCGTTTTTGCATTTATAGATTTCAGCATGGATACTTAATTCATTCTGCTCTATCAATATCCGGTAGTAATAACGCCGTGTCATTTCCTCAATAACATCCGGCAGACGTACATTGATTGTCCACTCTTTAATTAGTGGCGCTATATCTTCAATTGCATAAATCATAACTTGCCATTAATTGCTAAACGCGAAAGCTCCTGAGCGGACAGTCCGGCGAGCTCATCTGGGGTGAATTGATGTGTTGATTTGGTTTCTTGCTGGATCGGACCGCCGTCTTTACCGGTGATTTCTATTTTCTTTTCATAATGGCCTTTAACGATCTTTTGAATTTGATCAATTAATTTAATGGCCAGCACCACGTTACTTTTTTTTGCCACCAATAAATCGCTCAAAATTTGTAATTGAACAATGTCATTAGCACCAATGATATTTTGTAGTGGTTGGTCTAAATATTCCTGTCGGGCCACTTTAAACAGGTCAACGAACTCCTGAGCCAAGTCAGCTCCAGCTGCTTTGGTAGGATCGTAATATTCCACCTGTTGAGGTGAAACATCCAGATTAAACTTTTCCTTGATGTCCTTCACTACTTCAGAGGGGGTCATAAACTGTGCAAGTGACCGAACTATAAATACTTTTTCTGCTTTTTTAAGCCTTGCCATAAGTCACCATCCATCAAGGAACATCAAGGAAAGTGGGCAAAAAAATTTAAAACTACCCGATCACACACGTCCCACAACACGCAGCAATATTAGTTTCAGACACAAACGGCGCGTTTTTTGCGATTTCCAGTAAACGCTTAACTGACTCATCAGCTCCCCAGCGTTTAGTCTCACCAAAGAACACCTCAATATCATGGCCAGCCAGGTAATGCTTTGGTAAACCGGTCATATCGCTATAAATGATTTCGCCGTCCTCATCACGTTCAACACCAATGTGATAAAGCTCATGCTCAATCAAACGGCAGAACTCACGATCATTAGAGTTTTCGCAAAAGCTTGCGTCTACTGTAATGAGATAAACAGGTACATAGCCGAACCAGTCCCGCATCTGCTGTTCCTGTCTAGCCTTCTTCCAGCCACCTTGGTTAAACATCACCTTTTCACATTGGCCCAGTACCATACGTTTTTTCGCTATTGCCGCAGATGAAGCCCAAGCAAATGCCAAGAAGGTTTCATCATCATGAAGCAGCTCAGCGATATGATCATGGTCCGGGTTATGTAATTCACCACCGAGAGTGAGCCAATTCTTAATAACCCATTCTTTTAATTCAACGGCGGGTGCCAACCGGATTGCTTCCTCTTCCTCTGCCTGATCAATCAGATCCGGCGGCGGGAATGGTCTGAACTGTTCCATTGAATGAATGCCTCTTTAAGTGTTTAAGCCATTGGCGAGCATGACTGGATTCTATTTG